CACGTTCTGCACGTAGGGGGACATGTACTGGTCTACCTGCGCCTGCCCGAACGCATCGGGAGCTGCCTGCTGGAAGGTCGTCAGGGTCGGGTTGTAGTCCGTCTGCGCCGCTACCATCTCCGGAGCGGTATAAACTCCCCCCTGAACATCCCCCGGCTGAGCCATCTGGTAGTTGGTTAGAGAGGGGAGCCCCACCTGCTGTGCGGAAGCATCCATGGGCGTGTACTGCCCAGCGGTCAGGGAGGCTAGCCCTGCTTGACTAGCCAAATTAGAAGCCGCGCCAAACTCGGTCGGCGCTTGCATCCCCATGACGTTTGCTTGCGTCGCGGTCTGGTTCGGGGTGAACCCCGCCATCCGCTGCTGCCCGTAAGGGACGTAGGGCTGGTACGACTGCGCCTGCCCCCGCTCGAGCAGGTTCATCACGTACGGCTCAGCGTACTTCGGCAGGTTAGTGCTGGTTTGGGTTACTTCTGACTTAGTAGGCGCAGAACTCGCACCAGCCATGTTACTCTCCCGCCTCTATAGGCAACTCGAACACCTGCGCCAAATACTTAAAACCTTCATCCTTGAAGATTCCCTGCCATCCGGACCGCCCGAGCGCTTCGATCATACTACAACCCGTGTCCTTGCCCCACCGCTGCAAGGTTCGCAGCATCGGGGTCTTCCATGAATGGCCATCTACGCCGCCGCAGAAGGTGAGGTACAGGGCTTTCTTGCGTGGGTGCTGTACGAAGTTAGTGACTACAACGCCCTTTATGTTGCCGATACCTTCAAACGCTACCCACAGGTGGTAGTCGAAATCCAAGAGCAAGGATAGTACGTCATCGAGCTCGTACCGTCCGTTGGTGTAGCTAGCGGCCTCGCGGAGATACCCGGAAACTTCCGGCCATACCGTAAGGATATGATCCTTCGGGATCAGAGATATCTGCATCTCGTCCACCAGCGTGCTCATGCGCCTAGCAAGCCTCGGAGTTTGGTGTCCTGCCCCGGCTTGGCCTTCCGCCGCGCCTTGTGGGCCTTGGCCATCAACGAGTAGAGCTTCTGAGCCCCCTTATTCTGGCTACCGCCGCCAAGACGAGAGACGGCTTCAGGCTCGAACTTCACTTCATCCCGGGCAACCCGGGCCTCCTGCACGCCGCCGATGTTGGCCCGAACAGAGTCACTCACGCCATCCCCGCGCCCCCGGATGGGCTTACCGCCGTACCGGGCCAAGAGCTCCTGCCCCGCACCACTGCTGCCGTTGCCCATTTCAGAGACCGTGCGCGCATCCACGACAAAAGCCCCATCGCGAAGGTTCTCGCCACCAGCCGCGAACGACGTGTTCTGGTTCTGCGACATGTACTGCTGAAGCATAGGGTTCATCATGTATGGCGGCGGGTAGGTTGTGTTGGTCTGCGCCCCCGGGGAGGTCGGGTAGGGCATCTGCGTCGTCTGCGCTGCTTGGTTCCTTTGGTTCTTTTTGTTCCCTTGGACTCCCAAGGGAGGCTGGTTCATCTGCTGAGAGCCCGGGGGAGGCTGGTCCGGTGGCTTAGTCGGCTGCGGGCCGTACAGGGGCTTAAAGCCGTAGTCGAACTCCTGCCCCTGCGCGGGGCCCCCCTCGGGGGGTCGGTTAATAGACGGCATAGTCGGTGTCGTGGAAGTGGGAGCGCCAAGCCCGGGGAACGCCGATCCGCTGTTTACATCCTGCTGCGCCATCATAGCGGAGATAGCGTTCGTATAGTCCAGACCCGAGCCCATGAAGCCTATGGAGTCGTTGAACATCCCTGAAGGGCGGTTGGGGACCGCTTGAGACCTGAATGCGTTAAAGCCATAGTCCTTCTCTGCCATGGGGACGGCACCGCCGTCGGCAAACCGAGGCTTCACATTAGGGTTAACGGGGGCGACGTAGTTCGGGTCCCTGACAAACCCCGGGTAAGGGTTCGATTCCTCCCGCGAAAAGTACTCTCGTTCGCGGGAGTCGGTAAGGAGGTTCGGGTCTCCGATCCCGGTGAAGATCGCCGTGCGAGGCCTCGTTAGGCCCAGCGCCCCATACGGATACTTGTCTACCTCTTCCTCCGGCATCTTGTCGCTAGGCTGCATGGGTCCCGCCACTCCTCCGAGCAGGCCCGTGGCTGCTAGGCCGGTAGAAATCTTGCCCGCACCGCCGAGGCCTTCGCCCGCAGCTTCACCAAACCGGGTCCCGAACTCACTGAAGGACGAAGGGAACCCCGTCCCAACCGTGGGGGCAACGGTACCCGCCAACCCGGGGGGTATTTCAAAAGGGACAACGGGAGGAACAACGGGAGGAACAACGGTAGGGACGAGGTTAGAAACTAAACTGCCCGAGTTGGGGAGACCAATGTTGGAGATACCAATAGTTTTGTCGGCGAGCCCCGCAGCAACGCTGCTTGGAGAAACACCGTTAAGGACGCCCCCGACGGTGCTAACGGCCTCAGGGGCAGCGGCGGCTCCGGCAGCTGCGGCTTCTGCAGCTGTGGCGCTGGTGGTGGTAGCCCCGGCAGTAGCAGCGGTGTCAACAGCAGCGCCCCCAAGAACTTCCGCACCGCCGAGAGCGCCAGCAAGGGAAGCGCCCCCGAACGCGCCGAGGCCCGCCATCAGACCTTTAGTCAAGCTACCCGTAATTGCCGTTTGGCCTCCACCAACCGCAAGCGCGGCCATCCACGGGGCAACCGCCCCTCCCGTCGCTACCGTAGCCGCTGCGCCAAGGATCATCGGCAGCAGTTTGCCGAGCCAGCCAGCCTCCGGCAGGCCCGTGTGCGGGTTGAGGGTAAGCGAGCCGCCGTGCGCCATAGCCAGAGACTGCAGGCCGCTGACCTCCTTGGGGGTCATGTGGATGAGGACCGAGTCCTCGCCGCGACCGTGGGAGGCTAGGTGCTTGGCGATAGGGGCGTAGGGTGCGTTCATCGCTGGGTTCCTAAGCTTAGGGGGTAGTGGTAACGGTACCTAGACTACCAGTGGCGGAGACGCCCGTAGGCAGCGTGTAGGTGACCGGAATAGAGGTAAGCGTTTCCCAGAGCGTGCCTGAGTATACACAGAGTTTCCCTAGGGTGGTATCGAAGACAACGGTGCCGGTAACAGGGGTAACAAGGACGGCTTTCTCTGCACTGGTGTAGCTCGGGAAGTAGCCCCCGAGCTGCCCCCCGATGAACTTGTCCGCCCGGTAGGACTGCGCGAAGTTCGGGGCTTGGGAGTCCAGCTGGGAGAAGTACACCTCAAGAGCGCGGATAAGCTGCCGCAGGTATTGCGGGTCGTATATGGGCCCCGGGTTAGGGAGCGACGGGGCTCTGAACGCTTCTAGGGCCATGAGCTATTCACTGGTCAACGGGTGCCGTCCTGCCGCACATCCAGCCGGGGCGCTCCAAGCTGCCAAGTAACCCCGAGGTTTGCGGAGGATATCTTCAGCGCCATCTGCCGCGCACGGGCTCGGATGAAGACTTGGTTCGTGTAGCTACCAACCGTGGTCTCGATGACCTTCGCCTCATCCTCGACACTGGCGGTAAAAGTACTGCCGGGGAAGTTCCGAGGCCGGATATGCAGCGTAGCCTCTGGCTCTGCTGCTGTGGACCCTCCGAAATCCAGATCGGGGATTATACGCCGGGTGAGCATGAACCGCTCCCCATCCTCCAAGTCGAAATCGTTCGACTGTATGTACGCCTCCATGGCGATGTCGTCGTCATCTACCCCAGACTCATGGGTATACATGATGCCCGTGTACGTAGTCGGGTCGCTGTTTGCTGCTTGGGGGTACAGTCGGAGGGGGGTGTCCAGCCACGCAGTACGGGCGATGGTCCCGTAGTACCAGATGCGGTCCAGATGGTTGAACACGACGTAGCTGTCGTTCCACTCCTCGTTGGTGCCACAGACAATCTGCGCGGCCTGATTGTAGTTTATGTTGCGGAACACGTGGTCCCGCAGGGTGCAGGGGAGCGTCTCTACGCGGCCCGTGTACGCATAGAATTTATCCTGCCCCATCCAGTAGGTAATGCTGGCTGCGGTGGTCATCGCACGCGGCGAGGCTATGGATATATTGTCTGCGTACTCTTGCAGGGCGAACACGTCCGTAGTCCCGGTGAACTGCAGCGTGTAGAGGTGCGTGTCGGTCCATACGAGTATTTCTTGTCTCGAAGGAAGCGCACGGATAATCCGCGAGCCCCGGGACACCCGGGCAAAGCCAGCCGAGTTAGTCGCAGTGGGGGTCCACTGCGTGGGGTTATCCTGATCCGCCCAGCGGATCAGCAGAGGGTCAAAGTCCGCCGTGCTGGTGCTCCCGTAGGGAACCGCACCAAAAGCAAGCAGGTGCTTATCCTGCTGGGACACGAGTGCTTGCATAATTTGCGTAGGGACGGCGTTGGCGTCGTAGCCGTTAGCCGTAGATAGGGTGGATAGGAGCACGGCGCGGGTAGCCAAGGAAGTAGCGGCGTCGGCGTCGGACCCCCGTTCCCAGTAGTAGAGGGCCCCGTTACGGAGGTTAGCCACCAGATCGTTGTCGAAATTATCCATGAACCAGTCGGCCTGCGGTAGCAATATCGGGTTGGTGGCACCAAGGCCCCAGAAGCCTCGGCTCCACGTGCCTACGCCCCACCCGTAGCCTGCGGTAGCGATGGCGTACCCGGGCAGGATTTCGAACGAGATAATGATTGCTGTGCCACCGCTGCTAGCTACGGTGGACGTCGCTGCGGTAGTCACAGTGAACGAGAACGAGTCCGAGTCGATAACCGTGATCTGGTGGTTGGCGTTGAGCTCTGCGGCAGGTACCCCACCTACCGCGCCAGAAACCCCCGATATGGTAACGAACTGGCCCGTGGTGGCGCTATGCGCAGCGCCGAGGTCTACGGTTATCGTGGTAGAGGCGTTCGTAGTGCTGATGCAATTATTGGTGTCGGGGTTCGACATAGTCGGTGTCGTGGTGCGCAGCGGGGTGATGTCGTAAAAGATACCTGCGGCTTCGAGGTACAGCTTGGCGTTAGTACCCATGCCCATGAGGTTGTCCGAGAAGGACGTGACCCAGTTGAACATCTGGCGGCAGGCACCGTAGAACGTAGCCGTCGTAGTTTTTACCCACCCGCCGAGCTTCTGCGGGTACCCCGAGCGGAACCTGATCTTGTCACACTCGTACCAACCACCCTCGTTGGAGTAGTCAGTCTGGTCCCGGTTAACACCCGGCTTGAACTGCAGCTTGATGAACGGCATGCATGCGACCCCTAGGTGTAGGAGAAAATTATCTTGCCCGTACCGCCCGCTGCTTGCGCAGGGGTGGGGAAGTACGCACCGTCGCCGCCAGCCAGCCCGTTACCGTTAGTGCCCGTTTTACCTGCGCCGCCGACGCCGTTAGTTGAAATAGTTCCGGCTGTGCCAGCGTTACCCGCCGAGTTAGTGTCGCCACCAGACCCAGAAGCGCCCGCCGCTCCGCCAAGACCCCCGCTACCGAAGACCTGTGTGCCGCCAGCGCCGCCGTTGGTGGAGATGGTAGTAAGGGAGAACGTCCCCGAAACCACGTTAGAGCCTGTACCTGCGTTACCTGTACCTACGGTCGTAGTGCCTAGGGCTCCGACGCTATAGGTCATCGTGAGGCCCCCCGACCCGACCACACTGGCGGTCTTAATACTGTA